CGTTCCCCGGCATCCCAACCGCCCCTACTGCCAACCAAAACACCAACAACACCCAAATTGCGACGACAGAATTTGTGAAAACCGCAATCGCCGCATTGGTAGGTTCAGCCCCAGCAGCATTGGACACGTTGGAAGAATTATCCCGTGCGTTGGAAGGTGATGCAAATTTAAAATCGACGTTGCTTGCTGAAATCGGAAAAAAAGCCAACGCCACTGATTTTAATGCATTACATGATTTATTTATTGGTATCCCGATCCCTTACCCACTCTCTACCGTCCCACAAGGTTGTTTAGCCATGAATGGTCAAAGATTTGACAAATCACACTATCCTAAGCTTGCGCTGAAATACCCATCAGGCACACTCCCTGATATGCGGGGTGAATTTATTCGTGGTGTTGATAATGGAAGAAATATTGATTCGGGGCGAGGGATATTGTCATCTCAATCTGACGAGATCAGATCTCATGCTCATAAGTTCAGATATGTGGGTCAGAATCAAAGAGCAGAATCAAACAGAACTAATATTATTGACCAACTGACAGTAGGCGATTCAGTATTCAGAACAGATAGACCAAATGATGCAATCATCAAAGTGGCAAACGAATCTGATGTGAAATATGGGAAAACACCGTTCGCCGATGTATCAATTTATATCAATAACGCGGGAGGGGCGGAAACTAGACCACGCAACATCGCCTATCACTACATCTGTTTGGCCGAATAAGGAGCAAAAATGACCATAACATTTAATCAAGAAGGATTTGCCGAAAACAGCGGTGAAATCACCGTGTATTGCACTGATGCTAAAGGGGTTTACACAAAAGAAACAACGGAGTATGTCAGCGAAGGTGGAAGCCTTGCGGCTGGTAGTTATTTAGATGCCCCGCCACAACCGAAACAAGGCTTTGTAATTGTTCGAGTGGATAACAATTGGCAATATCAAGCAGACCACCGCGGAACCTATTACAGCAAGGAAACAGGCGAAAAAGTAGAACACACAACACTGGGTGAATTGTCTGATAATTTAACCGCACTTGCACCACTTAACGAACCTTGCAAGTGGAATGGCACTGAATGGGTAAAAGATGAAGCTAAAATTGCTGATAATTTTGCAAAAAATCAAGCAAAGCTGATTGCAAATATTGATGAACATGCAGCAAGAATTTACAGCACATGGACACGCTTTGAGTCAGAATATCGTGAACGTCAATCAGCAGCCGAATCATTCAAGGCCGCAAATTATCAAGGAGAATGCAGCCGATACATCACAGACTTTGCAAAACGTGCTGGGCTTGATAATCAATCAGCAACAAATCTTATTCTAACGCAAGCCGCAGGGCTTGAAAAACTGCAGGTAGAACTTGCCAACCAACGTATGCGAAAGTACGAATTAAAGACGCCAAAATTAACGCTTGAAAAGATGCAATCAATCCATGACGACATCATCAAACAAATGGATGCATTGATGGAGGCATACCAAAATGGCTAAGGTTTATTTGGCAATGTATAAACACAAACGAGACTGGCGGAAAGAACCAGTCAAAGCAATTGCCGACATCATCACTCGTTTTTTCACAAAGGGAAAATATTCACACTGCGAAATAGCCATCAAGCGCACTGAAACTCTTTTTGATTGCTATTCATCATCCGTGCAAGACGGTGGCGTGCGTTGTAAGCAGATTAATGTGTCAGATAGCGAGAAATGGGATTTAATCTCGCTCAATGATGTTAAGGAAGAGAAAATTAAAGCCTATTTTAACCGCACGTTAGGCTGTAAATATGACTGGTGGGGCGCATTAGGTGTAGTGCTAGGCGTTAAGCAAAAACGGAGCAAATATTTCTGTTCAGAGTGGTGTTTTAATGCAATTCATGGTGGTGAAAGCGGATGGCGGTTCAGCCCTAGTCAGTTAGCAATCATATTTGGGGTAATCAATGAATGAAATAATTTTTGATTGGATCCGTGGGATGATGAATTTGAAACATTAATATTCTTCAACGATGACGATACACCGATGGACTTTACAGGGAGTCAATTTGATTTGCATATTGTGCCGGAACGAAGTCAATCAGAAACCATTAAGCTATCAACATCAAATGGCTTAACCGTTAAAGAAAACGAAATAACGCTGCACGTGTCGCACGATCAAACAGAAAATGCAGATTGGAAAGAAGCTGTCTGGGATTTACAAGAAACTAATAAAGATGGATTTGTTGACACTCTTTGTGGCGGGAAAGTATGGTTAAAACGGGACGTTACTAGAGGCCGTCATGAAAATAGAGATTAAGCCTAAACCAAAACATAAAGTAATAATCAAAAACAAACCACGGCACAAAATCACCGTCAAGAAAGGCTATATCAATACAGGCGGCGATTTTGACACAAGAACATTACCAAACATCAACGAATTAATTATTCACTACAACATCGGAGCGCTTTAATGGCAAGACAAGAATTTAATCAAACCATCACAGAATTTGCTGAATTTGTCGGCATGAAAGATAAAGAGATTGTAAAGCTAATCGGCAATCTTCAAACGCTAAACACAACAGAAAAAACATCACTTGTCGGCGCAATTAATGAATTGTTCCAATCTGTCAGAAGTTTATCAGGCAATGCGGCAGGGATTAACGACAGCGCAACTAACGAAACATCAACTTTATCAGCCAAGAAAATTCTTGAGCTTGTAAACCAAGCAAAAACGGATGCTAAAAGCGAAATCTTAGGCGGTAATGTCGCGGCTGAGTTAGACACTATCAAAGAGCTTGCAGACGCTCTGAATGGCATGAAAACGGGCGAAGATGGTTTAAACAAACTCATTCAAAAAATCTCGCAAGCGAATGAATCGTTAAATTCTATCAATCAAAAATTTACCGCACTTGATAACGTCAACCTAAAAGAAGCTTACACTAGAGGTTACAATAAATAATGACATTTCAAACTGGCGTGACTGAATTCGCTGAATTTGTCGGCAGTGAAATCAAGAGAATAGAAAAGAAAATTCAGACAGATGGTGGCGGTGGTAGTCAATCTAGCGATTCACAAATAATCACTGGAAATGGACGGCCAGATAAGCCTGACACAACAGGAGATGTATTAAATGGCGTGGAAAATAAGATTAAAGGTAATGAGCCGAATGGAACCATTTATAGATCAATAAATGGTGCAGGCGTTGGGGCATACTTGTGGCAGAAGCAAAATAATAAATGGGTTGTTATATCTGGCGACACTGGCGCTAGACGAATGAATACATCCGTTAATATTAAGGAGGGATATATATCCCTGAGACGGGTGAACAATACAGTGGAATGTTCTTTTAGTAAAGGGCGCTGGGATACCGTTTCATTTTACGGAAGCAGTAATTCTAAATTCATAAGGAAAAACCACGCCAAACGAATGGATCTTTTATCTAATTCAAAAATACCACCCGGCTTCCGTACTAGCGTTCCTATTATGCTTCCGTTTTATAGTGATGACGGTGATAACATTGCAACGGTGTATGTTGGTAGTAGAGCAGACAGCAATTATATTGAGTTGCGTTTCAAAGATAAACTGCCTACGGACGACCTTAATTATATGCGTATGCCTGTTATCAGTTGGATAACAGACGAGCCATTCCCTGACATCCTGCCTTAATTTAAATAAAATGCGGTCAATTTTAGCCGCATTTTGTTACCCCGGTTTTCACACGTCCAACCGCTCGCACTGCTCTATTCTCTCGATCACAATAAAGACATTATTTAACCAATAGAAACCATAGGGCTAAAATATGTCTGATGAATATCTCCATGGGGTCAAGGTAACGGAAATTGCCGAAGCCTTGCGAACACTCACCACATCATCCACTGCCGTGATCGGTTTAGTGGCAACGGCAGCAGATGCAGACGCAACTGTTTTCCCACTCAATAAACCCACTCTTTTAACAGGTATCACTGCCGAAGTCCAAGCGAAAGCCGGTAAACAAGGCACATTATCCCGTGCGTTAGATGGCATTGCGGATATTGTAAATTGTAAAGTTGTGGTCATTCGTGTGGAAGAAAGCGATGACGAAAGCACAATGAAAGCAAACGTCATCGGCACAGTGGACAGCGACGGCAATTACACTGGCTTAAAAGCGTTCTTGGTATCTGCTGCCGTTTGTGGCGTGAAACCGCGTATTTTCTGCGTGCCGAAGTATGACAGCCAAGATGTCACCACCGAGCTTTTAAGCGTGGCGAAAAAACTGAATGGATTTGTGTATGCATCGTGCGCAACAGCAAAAACCAAAGAAGAAGCGGTGACTTATCGCCGTAATTTCTCACAGCGTGAATTAATGCTGATTTTCGGTGACTTCTTATCGTTCAACCCGAACACCAAAGCAACCGAAGTGGATTATGCCGTTGTCCGCGCGGCGGCAATGCGAGCGTATCAAGATAAAGAATACGGCTGGCACACTTGCATTTCTAACAAAGGTTTAACTGGCGTCACTGGCGTGACTAAACCGCTTTCATTTGACATCAACGACAGTGCGACCGATGTCAACTATCTGAACGAACAAGGCATCACTTGTTGTGTCAATCACAATGGATTCAAATTATGGGGCTTACGCACCTGTTCAGCCGACAAGTTATTCATCTACGAAAACTACACCCGCACCGCACAAGTGTTGAAAGACACCATCGCACAATCTTTTGATTGGGCCGTGGATAAAAACATCAGCGTGATGTTGGTGAAAGAAATCGTGGAAGCGATCAATGCGAAATGGCGTGAATATGTGGCGAAAGGTTACTTAGTCGGTGGTAAAGCATTTATCAATTCATCACTGAACACTGCCGCAACCTTGAAAGATGCAAAATTGCTTGTGTCTTATGATTACTGCCCTGTTCCGCCATTAGAACAATTAGGCTTTAACCAATACATCAGCGATGAATACCTTGTGGAATTCGCCGCAGAGATTGCCAAAGTAGGAGCATAACAAATGGCTTTACCACGTAAATTGAAACTCATGAACTTCTTGGCAGACGGTAATTCTTACCGTGGCCAAGTCACCGAAATCACCCAACCTAAATTGGCAATGAAACTGGAAGAATACCGTGCAGGCGGCATGATTGGTCCAGTGAAAGTGAATTTAGGCGTGGAAGGCTTGGAAGCGCAATTCAAAATGGGCGGTTACATGACCGAACTCATCAAAGAATTTGGCGGCAAAATTGACGGTTTAGCATTACGCTTTGCGGGTGCATACCAACAAGACGACACCGAAGAAATCACCGCCATTGAATTGATTATGCGCGGTCGTTTCAGCGAAATTGACAACGGCACAAGCAAATCAGGCGATGACACAGAACAAAGCTACACCGTGCCATTAACCTATTACAAAATCATCGAAAACGGCAAAGATTTGGTCGAGATTGATTTACTCAACTCAATCTTTATTGTCGGCGGCACTGACCGCTTGGCAGAACACCGTTCAGCGATTGGCATCTAATCACCACCTAGCCCCGCAAGGGGCTTTTATTAAATCATTCCACCACGCTTAAGCGTGGCATTTTTAAAGGTATAAAAAATGAAAAACGAAAACAGCAAAGTGATCACATTAACGAATCCGCTTGTGCGTGGCGAAAACAAAATCACCGAAATCACTATCAACAAACCCACTGTGCCTGCATTAAAAGGCTTAAAAATGTTTGATGTGTTGCAAATGGACGTGGACGCATTGCAAGTGTTGCTCACTCGCGTGACAAATCCTGTGTTGCATAAATCGGACTTTTCCACAATGGAAGTGGCAGACTTCACCGAGCTTGCGGCGGTGGCTGTCGGTTTTTTAGGGAAGAATTCGGAAGCGGAAGCGACCGAATAATGATTGCCGCCACGGTAGAAGATGCCATGGCGGACATTGCATTAATTTTCCATTGGCAACCACAAGCCTTTGAGCAAATGACATTTGCCGAATTAATGACATGGCGAGAAAAAGCAAGGGAACGAAATGAAACAGAAACTGATTGATTATGTATTAAATATGCCACGGCATATTGTATGGCGTGGGCTGTTAATCTCACTTGTTGTTTTTTGGTTGCTTGTGATTTTCGGCATTGCATTTCTCTTTCGCTAATTCACCAAGTGCGGTCAGGAATCACGGGATTTTTTGACCGCACTTTTCTTTAGGATAAAACATGAAATCAATTCTAATCTTCTTTTTCTATTTTTTATCAATTATTGCCGTCACAGGGTACGCCACGTTTTTGATGTATCACAACATTGACGGGTGGGGATGGGTTATTTTTATTGATGTTTTATTGATGTTAATGACCGTCAAAGTTGAGGATGATAAATAATGTTTCAAAACTTTGCTTTAGCCGCACTTGGTATGTTCGTTTTTACACGGCAAACCGTGCCTTTCCAAAGCTTAGACCGCACATCAACGTGGCGACATCCAACCAATGCGATTGTGGGCGCAATGCCGAAATCACAATTCACCGGAAAGGAAAGCGAAACCGTGACAATCGGCGGACGACTTATCCCCGAAATCACGGGTGGCAGATTTTCCATTAAAGCGTTGGAATTAATGGCAGACAGTGGCGGTGCTTTTCCACTGATTGACGGTGCAACCTTTGAAATTATCGGCTTTTTTGTGATTGAAAACATCCAAGAAACCCGCACAGAATTCTTTGGCGATGGCGCTCCACGTGCCATTGACTTCACCATGAACTTAAAACGCACTGACGATCCGATGTTGATTGCCATTGCAGACAGTTTAATGAGTAATCTGTAATGTTAGGCTTAGATTTTAACGACAATCACCGCACACCCGCTTTTAAAGTGGTGATCACCACGAAAGACAACAAACAGCAAGACATCACGCAAGTGGTATCAAGCCGATTGATTAATTTGTCTTTAACCGATAACCGCGGCTTAGAAGCGGACACGCTCGACTTAGAATTATCCGACCATGACGGCAAACTTGCTTTACCGCCACGCAATGCCACAATCAGCCTTGCACTAGGTTGGAAAGGCGCACCGCTGATTGACAAAGGGAAATATTCTGTCGATGAAGTGCAGTTTGCAGGCGGTGCATCGTCTGCTGATAAGCTCACCATTCGGGCAAGAGCGGCAGATTTAAAAGGCACGTTCACCGAGCAAAAAGAGCGGTCATTTCATAAGAAGAAATTGGGCGAAATCGTCAACGAAATTGCACAAGGAAACAAGCTTAAAAGCCAAGTGGCGAAAGAGCTTGCAAGCCGCTTAATCGACCACATCGACCAAACCAATGAAAGCGACATTAATTTACTGACACGCCTTGCGGAAGATCACGGGGCAATGTGTACGGTGAAAAATGGCACCTTGCTATTTATGCCATTAGGCAAAGGGAAAACCGCCACGGGGAAAGATATCCCATTGCGTAAGATCACCCGCAAAAATGGCGACAACTACAATTTTTCCATTGCTGAAAGTGAAAACTACAAAGCTGTGCGGGCGTATTGGCACGATACGGACAGCGGCAAGCGTGGCGAAGTGACAGTTGATGAAAACACCAAGATTGTGAAAAAACAGCGAATGACGAAAGGCAGAACGCTGAAAAACGGCACTGTGAAAGGAAGTCAATTAAGCAAACGCAAATACAACGAAATTGAGCAACAAGAACCCATTACAAGTGACAGTTCTCAAATAAAATCACTACGACACACCTACGCAAGCGAAAAAACAGCCATCACTGCCGCCAAGTCCGCTTTTGATAAGTTAAAACGTGGCGTGGCAACACTTAGTCTTAATCTTGCTTTTGGTGAACCTGATTTAATGCCAGAAACGCCGATTGCGCTTTCAGGATTTAAAGCCGAAATTGACGCAACAAATTGGCTGATCACAAGAGTGACGCACAATCTTTCAGATGGCGGCTTTACCAGTCAAATTGAATGCGAATTGAAAGTGGAAGATGAAGAAGTGGAAGTGAAGAAGGAGAAAAAATAAAATGGGAATCGTAAAAAGCGTCGTTTTTCATTCAAACGGCACATTTTTTAATATAGACAGCCAAGCCGAAGGGCTTTGCTTAGACTTAGGCAAAAACATTGGCGTGGCTGTACTAGAGAAATGCGGAACAGAACGTGGCTATACTACATATAAAATTATGAGAATAATGACGGCAAATAGCCCACTCCCCTATTCACTAATTCAGTCAGGATTTGTTTTATGGAATCGGCAGGAAGCAATTTTAGTTGATCAATCATTTTCTGCTTATCGCTCGGGTTTAGGCTTGAGCCATCAATCACAGAGATAAGCAATTCCACTGAACTAGGATGAAGTTTAACGGTGGATACGTTCAAAATAGCGGACAATCCACCGTCATCTTCTATAAAATCAATGCCAGTGTGCGTTATGCGATAACTTGAACCTTTTTGTTCCAATAATCCGTGCGAACTTAAATAAATCAAATTTTCTCGCAAGTGTTTGAGTGTTGACATGTCTACTTTTATTTTCAAGAAAAGCTCAAACTGTTCGCTTAGATCTGGGCATTCAGCGCCGTCAATACAAGTGGCATAAATTAAGCGTTCTTCAATAAAAATATCATAATGAGATTTTAAAAAATGCAAAACGTGATTTTGCAAAGTGCGGTCGATTTTCATTTTCCTAGGTTGTCCAAATTTTATAGTGATACTGAAAAACGAACAGTGGATACACGTTAAGGGTAATCCTCACCACCATTCGGGTATTTGCACCGCTTTAGCCGATTGATTGCCATCTGCCAGCCACGAAAGAAGCCATATTTTCGCAAGGCTAAAATCGCATAGTTTGAACAGCTCGGTTCAAACCGACAGGCATCACGAATTTTTTGCGGTGCAAGATATTGATAAAGTAAAATAAGTTGAATACTAAGCCAAGCCATTAGTCATTTTTTTCACGTCTAAAAGTGATAACTTTATGAATCTTGGATGTTGTTTTACCACCTGAAAAACACCCTGCAGCTTCTTCAGTAGAAAAATCATCTATCCTGAAAAACTCCCAACCTAATCTAGCCTGTTCATTCACCAGTTCTTGTAAATAGTCTGCTGCTGCAGTTTGAATATTCTTTCTTTGCGCAATAATATGTGGCGCAGCTTGAATCATTTTATATTCATATTGCATAACCAAATTCCCCTTAGGTTTGTTTTATTAAAATAAATCACCACTTCCGCCACTTCATCGGCATGCTGAATATTACCCTGCCGTGGATAAATACATCGTCATCTTGCGTGAATGTCCATTCTTTGTAGGTTGGGTTGTCGGAAATGACGAGCATTTCTTTGCCCACTTTTTGCAGACGCTTAATGAATGTTTGGCCGTCAAAGGTGAAAACATAAAGCCCATCGGCGGCAAAGTAATTTTCGGAAATATCCACATAAAGCAAATCACCGCTTTCGAGTGTTGGCGCCATGCTATCCCCTTTCACTGTGATCAACTTCAAATGTTTTGCATCAGCACGTCCGAATTGTTGACGGAAGAACGTTAAATCAAATTCTTGTGAAAGCAAGCCTTGTTCGGTTGGGCTTAAATAAGCACCGTTTCCGGCACTCGCTTCCACGTCCAAAATATCAATCCGCACTGTGTTTGGGTTTTGCGGTTCGCTCACTTCTACAATGCGATAAGACGGATCAGGGTCGCCTTCACCTGTTTTTAACCAATGCGGGTCCACATTAAGTGCGGTCGCAATTTCTAAGATTTTTTTAGGGTTTCTAGTTTCGCCACTCAAAATCTTAAAAACAGAAGGCTGCTTAATGCCGATTAATCTTGCCAATTCCGCTTGGGATATGCCTTTTTCATACATTAATGAAGTTAAGCGTTCAGATAAAGTTGCCATAATTTCTCCTATATTTTGATTTTATAACTAAAGCTATAGAAAATAAATTTTCATTTAGCTATTGACTATAGATAGTTAAACCTATAATCTATAGCTAAAACTTAGTTAAAGGAAATTATTTATGAATGTTTTTATAGTTAAAGCAATAGAAAAAGCTGGCGGGCAATCAGCATTAGCTAAAAAATGCGGCGTTAGTCAGCCAACCGTAAATCAGTGGCTAAAGGGTGGAAAAATGGATGTGAAATATATTCCCGCCATTATCAAAGCAACAGAAGGCAAAGTAAGAGCCGAAGATTTACGCCCTGATGTGGATTGGGCAGTGATTCGGAATAGTTAAATAGAAAAGGTGGTGTGTATGGGTTTTATTCCTCTATGCTTCAAGTGCGGAAGTAATGAACTGCGTCCGGTTAGCAGAGATTATAAATATCTCCGCTGCAAATGTTGTGGTCTTATCATAGAAAATCCTGAAAAGTTTCTCGCCATTCATAAGGAATTTGAGATGTCAAAACAAGCTGAATTTCAGAATCCGCAAACTGCGGAAGTTGGCGATAAGCCTTCAGCAACGCCAACGCCGCTGATGGTTGGTTTTGTTCCAGCAGATAAGATAGGGCTTGCTTTAACTTCAGTTCAAAAAAACGCTGGGCTTCGTTCACTCTTGGAAATAGCAGATGAAATTGATCAGTTGCTACTTTTAACCGATGAGCAGGATTCGGACTCACTTGCATTGCGGAAATTAAAGCGAGCATTGACAAGAAAGCAGTTGGTTCAAGTTCGGGAGGAAATCGCCACGCTGCAAAAAGCTGTGCAAGTGGAGATGGGGGAAGATTACTGGCGTTGGAATTGGAAGTAGAGTGTTCTGGCATAGTGATTCCTTAATTTGTTAAGTAAATAATTTAAGTATAACAAAAGGTGATAAATAGTGAACGTAGATCATAAATGCGCAAATTGCGGAAGTAACAACATCCGTGTGCGAACTTCCGAAAAGATCGGTTTATTGTCAATCGACGTGTTGGCTTACTGCAACAACTGCGGCACAGAATTAAGAGTGCAAAGCCAAATTACAAGAGTAAGAACGCCAATCTATAACGACCGCCCAGAAGCATTAAGTGCGAATAAGCCGTTAAATCAGATTGACGAGCGTCAGCAAGAAATCGACATCTAGTCTTTAATTTCCATCAAGATTTTTAAACACAGTCGTTTGAAGAAATTCATGCGACAGGATTTTTGCAACAAAAATTCAGGGAGACCAAGCAAATGGCAAAAAATGATTACACCTACGACAACGGTAAAACACGCAAAGGACGTGTGAATGTCTGGGAGTTAGAAAAACGTGTGAAAAAGTTGGAAGCGCAAATTCAAATCATCAGCCGTCACGTTAATCATCAAGCAGAATTAAACCAACACAAGTGCTATTGAATGAAACACTTTCCGACCGTGTGGCACTGCTTGAAAAAGCAAGTTGGAGCAAGCAAGGAATGTTTGGTCGTTGGTTAAGTTGGGTTCAAGGTAAATAAGCAAGGGGGCGTGTGATGTACGTTTCAGGCAAAGAAAGTGCGGCGGCAAAATTCTGCAAAGAAAATCAAATTGCGGTTGAGCCTGTGCAAAGTTGGGGCGATTGCCGCCATGTGATCGGTAAAAGTCGCTATCGCGTGGAATACGCTTTCAGCAACCTTTCACAAGGCGAAAGAGAAATCCTGTTGGCAATGGCAGAACTCGACATCAATGATTTAGTTAGCACCACATTTTCAGGCGAGAAACTACACCACTACACCGAAAACGGACAACGCAAAATCGCCAAGGCGTTTCGCAAAGTGCGGTTGATTTCGGGGATGTTTCCGAAAGGCATTACCGAACGCGAATTCACATTGATTGATAAAGCATTGAATTAGGTGGAAGTATGGCAACCGTGATTTTAAGTCGTGGCGCATTGAGCATTGTGGCAAAGGAATATTATCAAAAACTCGATAAGGCGCAGGAAAAACTATTCGCTTACATCTATCACTTAGACAAAGGCGATGAAGAACAAGCAAGACAAGCATTTAATGAGTTTATTGAAAACGGCGACTTGGCGACAAAAGCACGCCAAATCTTTTTACAAAAATACAGAGATTGGGAGCAATGGCAAGCCAATCCACGGAGAAAAACAGCATGAGAACAAAATTTATAGCCTTTAGAACGGCAAGCGAAACTGCCACAGAAGCAGAACGTGCAGAACAATTTTTAAAAGCCGCACAGTTTTGGCGCAAAGCCTATCAGTTAGCACCAAGTACACCGGATGAAGATTGGTGCTTTGCACGTGCAGATTATTGTTTTAAAGCCGCCATTGATACAGGCGCAATCAAGGTAAGAAAAAGCAGACAGTTAGATTTCAAGGATTTTTTGGAGAAAGGCAATGAGTGATTTTTTCATTGGATTAGCGGTGGTGATGTTGGGCTGTTTTATGGCCGCCGCCTTATTAGATGCCGCCTTGTGTTGGTTGGCAAGTTGGATAAGCAAGAACTTTTAAGGAGAAAACAAAATGAGTACTGACATTTACATCAATTTAGATTGCGGCGCGGAATTGCAAATCACCAAGATTGGCGACCGCTTTCAAGTATTAGAGATTGTCGCTGATAGTGACGGTTGGCGAAAACAAAAAGCAAGAGTGATTGGTCGATTACATAACACCATCATTGGCGCAGTGAATGAAGTCCGCAACTTTGCTTTAGCACAATATGAAGTGCTTTCACTCAATGAAATGGAAAGTGCGATCAACTCAACCAATCAAGCCATTAAAGATTACTTTGATCAACACAACGAATATTTAGCCAACTTACAAAGAGCATAGAAATAAAATGATGAACTGGGAGCAACAACGAGACAATAATATCGCCAAACGTGATTTAGCGATGGAAGAAGCTCGTTTGGCAAGAATGGAAAGTGCGGTTAAAACTGGCCGCACTTTAGACTTGCCACAAGCAACAGCCGCACAAATTGAGCTGTTTGCGGTTGCGCCTAATCATTTTGATTATGTTGAAAAACTGCTTTCAGATTTACCACGCAAACGCCAACGCGAACACTTCCGCAATGTGTGGTTGCGTGCTTATCGCAGTGTGAAAGATGATGGGTCAATTAGTTTTAGCTTAGGCAATAAACAAGCCCGCATTGCAAACACAACCTTGCGTGATGTGTTGACAAATCGTTTGGAAGCCGTTTTTGAGCAATATTGCATTTCTGTTTCGTGGTTGCTTGAACGCAAACACTATTCAGCCGACTTAGCCATGCAAAAGCCTGTGGATAGTAAAGGCTTGCATTTTTATCTATTAGGCGAACGCCAATTAAAAGAAATCGCCTACAAACTCGCCTTGCACTTCAACGGATTGCAAAGCGATTTCGTGGAAGATTGTGCCAATCAAAAAGCCGTTGGGCTATTAAGTGCAGTCGATTTTTCACGTTTAAGCAGTGAACTGCACCGCCTTTGTGCCGATGTTTGCAAAAACATTGGCTTTCCACTTAAAAGCCAACACCGCCTAGAAGAAGGTAAACGCCTTTCTGTGCAACAGCAAGAAGGTGAATTGTTGCGTGTGGTATGCGAAAAATACTGGTTCCGCACATTACGCAGCACGCAAAAACGCCTTATCGAGCATTTGGCGATTGGTTGCGGTGAAGTGTCGGCAAAAGTTAGCCCTTACATTTCAACAGGTGCATTGAGCGATTACCGCAATCAACAAAAAGCCAATCTTGAATATTTAAAACAGATGATTATTGAAAACATTGACGATCCATCCGAACAGGTGGAATTGATGGCAATGTGGCAAAAATCTTCCGGTAATCCCGCCATCCGTTTTAACGAGATGATGAACCGCTTGCGTGGCGTGGACGAATGGGCAACGGAAAAAGGCTATGTGTCATTATTCTTAACCATGACTGCCCCTTCATCGTTCCATGCGACACACAACAACGGCACAAATAACAAGAAATGGAAAGGTGCAGACCCACGCACAACGCACGCTTATTTAAGTAAGAATTGGGCGCAGTTGCGGGCATTGTTTGCTAAACGTGGCATCGGCTTTTTTGGTATGCGGGGGGTGGGGCCACCCCCGGCGCCCCCC